ATAACATAAAACAAATTTTTTAGTGTTTCGCTACTATAATGCGAAGAAAGGAAAAAAATATGATAAAAACTGAAAACAGAATTTTGAAGAAATTTGAGGCAACTGACGTAACTATTGAGATTGTTGACGGAGTTCCAATGTTTGAACTTTACTCAACTGGTATGGCACTTGGATATGTGAAGACAGCAAAGGGAAAACAATATCCTCGTACTGAGCGAATTGATAAAACTGTCAAAAATGCCGATATTTCAACGGTTGTCCACGATGGACAACTTTTTATGAACGAAAATCAGTTATATGATTTTATGTTTGAAGCACATACTGAAAAATGTAAACCATTCAGAAAATGGGTGGTCGAAGAAGTCCTCCCTATAATCAATAAAACTGGTGGCTATGTCGAAACAGATATGGAAGAAGAATTTGTAAATAATTATCTCCCAGAACTTAGCGAGGAAACAAAGGTTTTAGTCATCAAAGATCTAAAAAGCAGTAATGAAAAATTGAAAGCTGAGAATGCTGAATTAAAGGAATTTTATGATACTCTTCTTAGCACAGAAGGGTTACTGCCTATGAACATTGTAGCTAAAGAACTGAAAATTGGATTGAAGAGATTATATTCTTTTTTAAGGGCGAATGATGTTATGTTTTATAAAGGAAATGTGAATATTCCATATCAGAGATTTATGGAACAGGGGTTATTCAAAGTAAAAGAAACTTCTTGTCGTGATGGTAATTATAGACCAGCTACATATGCTACACGGAAAGGACTGGAATATATCAGAAAGATGTTATCTAAACAGAATAAATTATGTACTGAGTAAAATAGTAAGGAGCAGTTTAACCACTGCTCCGCTATCACTACTTAGAAGAATTGTTTCATTGGTGCTAGTTGTTCATTTTTACTTTATAAGTCACTGTTATTTTGTAGGTTTCACCCGCATAAATTAAATCTGGGTTATCAGTTTCATTTTCAGCTACAATTTGAACATATTTATATCCTTTACCTAAGTATCTACGGGATATATCCCATAATGTATCACCTTCAACTACTGTATAATATATTGTATCTTTATATTCATACTCTTTGCCTTGCCCAAACATAATTCCCACAATAAAAAACGAAATGACTGGAATCATTAAAAATTTTATTTTATGATGCCTTTTATATTTTTTATTATTAATTTGTTTGATATGTTTTTGCATTGAAAATATTTCATCACTACAAATCCATATCTCTTTAAAGTTATTGTTTTTATTGTTCATTTTCTAAACCATTATTTTGAAATGCAAATTTAATTTCTCTATTCATTAATCGTTGTGCATCATACAAAATTTTTTCATTTACTGTTGCTTCTATTCTTATTATTATAGCATCTTTACCTATAGACTGAATTCCCTTATATTTTGGTTCTTTTATTAACTGATATTTTGATTTAATACTATTAATTGCCTCCGCAACTGCTCTATCAATTTTTTCAATATTAAAATTATTGGATATTTCCACATCACAAATTGCCTTAGACTCAATATTAGATCTGTTAATAATGTTTCGCATATCTGAGTTATTAATAATTTGAATATTACCACCAGAATCCTTAATGCTTGTCGTTCTTATACCTATTTTACTTACGGTTCCCCTATATCCGTTAATTTCAATAATATCATCAACATTATAAATATTATCAAAAAGCAAAAAAATACCTGTAATGACATCAGCAATAAGGCTATCTGCGCTAAAACTAACCACCATTGTAATGATACTTACCCCGGCAAAAATAGTACCTGATGATATACCAATAATATTCAACCCCCATATTATTGCTATAATTGTAAAAAGATATTTGGATACATTTATGTATAATCCAACAAGAGTCTTCCATCTCTTTTTATTTGGTTTTATACGACTAAGAATAATATCAACTATATCACGAATTACAATTACTGCTAGTATCATAATAATTAATTGAAAAATGGTAATCCAATTGATCATTATAACTTGTGATATCTGTGTTACATCTCCAAACAAACTATTTAATGATTTAAGCATTTGAACTTTTATAGTTGTAGGAATAAATGGAATCAATCCTGGATTTGTTGATAATATTATTAGAAACAAAATAATTGCAATAATAATTGTTCTTTTCTTTATATTTTTTAACATTACAATTTCTCCTTTGTATTATTATTAAAATTAATTTTATAGTTTATGATTATATTTGTCAAGATTAATACTATTAGAAATTTATTTTCCCACACATATCGTCTAACGGCAAGACATTCGATTCCACTCGAAAATGAAAGTTCGACTCTTTCTATGTGTTTCCAGACAGTCATCATGACTGTCTTTTTTTAATTGAACAAATAATTTAGAAAATGAAAGGATGGTGGCAATATGCCAAGAAAAAAATCTCAATCATCTGGCAATAAACCGTTGCCTGCAAATCAGCAAAAAGGGAAAAAGGTATGCACATGCTGCCATGATGAGAAGAATCAAATAGTAAATGGAGAAGAAAATAATAACGACTATGAGAGGATCATTTTGTGTTCGTTACACAAGTAGTTGTATTTGAGTAGAAGACATAAGGAAGTCATGAGCCTTGTGAGCTGGTTACTAACCTCACCACTCCTCTACTCTTTTAATGATTTTTTTTGAGGTTAGGGAAAGTGGGTTAGAAAATATATGGCAAAATATACAACAGAAGATTTTAAGAAACAAGTTAGAGAATTATATCCAAATATTGAAATATTAAGTGAATGGGTTAATGCACAATCAAAAATAAAATGTCGTTGTACTATAGATAATTATGAATGGGAAGTTTATCCACGAACTATCAGAGAAAAAGGGTGTCCTAAATGCAATGGCAGTATTACAAGAAAATTAACAGACAAAGAATACAAAGAAAAATTATATAAGATACATAACGGTAATATAGAATCATTAGAGCCTTATGTAAATATGAATGCAAAAATATTACATAGATGTAAAAAGCATAATTATGAGTATTATGCAAAACCTGCTCATGTTGTCGGTAGAAGTCAAGGGTGCAAATTTTGTGCTTATGAAAAAATTGCAAATGCAGAAAAAGATTCTATTGAAGATGTAAAAAGGAAAATATTTAATTCATGTGGTAATGAATTTGAATTATTAGAACAAAAATATAAAAATAACAGTACAAAAATGTTATTTAGGCATAATCTTAAAGATGGAACATATCATACTTTTTATTCAACAGCAAATGCAATTATTCAAGGACAAGGATGTGGAGTATGTCATGGACAACAAATTTCTATAGGATATAATGACATTGCTACTACTAATCCTTATGTTGCTTCATTATTTGAAAACAAAGAAGAAACTTATTTGTATACAGAATGGAGTGGGAAATCTGTTAATTTTAAATGTCCTAATTGTGGACATGTTAGAAAGAAAATAATCAGTCAAGTTAGTAGAGATAATTATATATGTTGTCCTGTTTGCGGAGATGGATATTCATATCCAAATAAATTTATATATAATTGTTTGCTTCAAATAAAAGAACAATTTGATTTTATACATAGAGAGTATTCTCCAAATTGGTGTGAATTTGATTTTCATGGAAAAAGAAAAACTGGTACTTATGATATCTATTTTTCAATAAATAACAGTAAATATATTTGTGAAATGGATGGTGGATTAGGACATGGCAATCGTACATTATGTATGAATAAAGAAGATTCTTTATTTATTGATAAAGAAAAAGATAGATTGGCTGCTGAAAACGGAATAGAAATGATCAGAATTGATTGTGATTATGGTAGAGACGGAAAATTTGAATTCATAAAAGATAAAATTTTAGGATCAAATTTAGTTAATATCATAGATTTTTCATCAGTTGATTTTGATAAAGCCAACATTGAAGCACAGTCATCTCTTCTTATTAAAGCGTGTCAATTATGGAATAATGGATATAGTTCACAACAAATAGCAGAAAGTATAAATGTTGTAGGTTCTACTGTCACAAATTATTTAAAAACAGGTTTCAAATATGAAATATGTGACAATTATTCTTCAAAAGAAAGTATGTATCGCTCTCATGGAAGAGAAATTATTTGCTTAAATACCAAAAAGAAGTTTCGTTCTATTGTTGATGGAGCTAACTATTATGGTTTATTCGCTTCAGACATTAGTAAATGTTGTAGAAGAACTGGTACATATGGCGGAATTTATAATGGTGAAAAGATGATTTGGATGTATTTAGACGAATACGAAAAATTATCAGAAGAAGAAATATTAAACTATAAGCCGAAGGAAAATAATGCTTTTACAAAAGTTGTGTGTCTTAATACTAATGTTATTTTTAATAAAATTAATGATGCAAAAGAATGGTGTGGAAGTAAAACAACAACTGGAATAGTTAATTGTTGTACTGGTAAATATTCTACATCTGGAAAACACCCTGAAACTGGTGAAAAACTTCAATGGATTTACTATGAAGATTATATAAAAGAATTTGATGCAAGCGTCTTAACTCCTTATAGAGTGGGCGCTTAATTTATGCAAAGGAGGCAGACTATTTGGCTGTTAAGAAAAAAGTTGTAAATGATAAGACAGATAAAGAATATGTCTGTCTCTGTTGTGGTAATAAAAAGAAAGAAGTTGATTTCTTCAAAAGTAAATGGAGTAAAGTTTGGAATGAATCTGATAAGACAGTTTTATTTTGTAAAGATTGTATCAACACACTATTTACAGAATTTACAAATAGATTTAAGTCAGAAGAAACAGCCTTGAAGATATGCTGTGCTTATTTAGATGTTCCATTCTATGCGACTTTATATAAAAGTATAACTGAAAAAAACTCATTTTTTAATGTAGGATTATATCTTCGTCAGCTTCAAATGCGCCAGTATCAATATAAGTCATTTCACAATGCTATTGTTGAAGGTGAATTAGAAAAAACTCCTATCGAGGTAAAAGAAGAACGAGAAAGTAAATGGACAAAAAAAGACAAACAGAATATGAATTATGTCATTTCTACTGTCGGTTATGATCCATTTGAGTATATGGGACTCACTGATGAGGACAGAAAATATTGTTTTAATGTTATGGCTGGTTATTGCGATACTGATGGCGTAAAAGATGATGGGCACAAAAGACTGGCTTGTATTCAGATTACTACTATTCAATTACAGTGTAAGAAGTTTGATGAATTGATAAATGAGGAATTATTACAGGCGACCCCAAATGAACAGAAAATTAAAAACTTTACAAGTTCTAAATCTTCACTCCTTAGTAATATGGCTACTCTGTGTAAGGACAATAATATTTCCTCAGCATACAATGGAACTTCTAAGGCTGGTAAGAATACTCTTACACAAAAAATGCAAGATATGTTTGCAGATGGTATTGAGTCTGTGAAAGTAAATTTATTTGAGATTGAAACGTGTGACTTTATGAAGCAAGTGGCTGATTGTAGTAATCGTAGTATTATGGATCAGCTTAATTTTGATTCTAATGAATACACTCAAATGATTAAAGAACAAAGAGAAATGATTCAATCATTACAAAGTGAATTAGATAAAACGAAAGAAGAATATCGCTTATGTAATAATGAGTTGATAGACTTAAAAAATTCTCAAAGGTAGGTGTAGATTATGGAAATATATATACCTACTACTGTGAAGGAATTAAGTCAGAGAAAACTAGAGGAATATACTAAATTTGATAAGATAATCAGACTTGGAAGACAAAATCCAATATGGTTTACAGAGCAGTTCTATGGGATATCCTTGATGGATTATCAAAAATGGGTATTCATGGAGAGTTGGGCAAGACCTTTTGCGTTATGGCTATGCTCTCGTGGTGCCGGAAAAACGGTCGAAGCAGCGGTGTTTTTACAAGCAAAAATGGTACTCATACCAAACTATAAAGTATATGTGAGCACAAACTCCGCAGCGCAGAGTATAGAAGTTTTCAAGAAGATAGAGGACTTGGCTTTACAAAGAATCCCTTCATTCAAAACTTGTACTGATATTTTCTTACACGAACTTGATAAAAGTGGCAATTCCGAAACGGGATTTATTCACGATCCTGCTGGACATAGATTTAGATTATATAATAACTCTGAGTTAGTAACTCTTTCTACCAATCTAAATGCGCTAAGAGGTAAAAGAGGTAGCGTATTATATGACGAAACCGCTTGGCAGACAAGAGAACAGATGAGTGTTACTGAAAACTTTATTAACGTAGATTCTAACTTTGGTCTTGGTGTAGGGGATACTGGAAAAATTGATCCAGTAAATATGCCATTACAACTACTCTACTGTTCCTCTGCTGGCGATGTTACTTATCCATTTTATGATAAATATAAACAGTTTGCCATGAAAATGATTGAGGGCGATAAGAACTATTTTTGTTGTGATCTTAATGCTTACACAATTATGAATTATTCGAGTGTTAATGGTGTAAAAATCAAGTCTCACTTAACTGAAGAACAGGTTCAAAAATCTATTGATGAAGATCCTGATTTAGCAGATAGAGAACTATTTAATAAATTCCGTAAAGGTGGCGGGCAAAATGCCGTTGTGTCTATGGATTGTCTTATTCACAATTCTAAAGTAAGGATTCCTTTGTTATTCAATGATACAAGTAAAAAGAAATTTATATTTTGCTATGACCCAGCACGAAACTTTGATGGTAGTGTATTATCCATTTTCCAAGTAATAAATGATAAGGACTGCGGATATAGATTACAGCTCGAAAATTCTATATCTATGGTTGATATAGATTCAAGAAATAAAACACCACTTCCCATGAATGAGCAATTAAAAATAATTAAGCAGAAAATGATTGATTATAATGGAGAACGCTCTGCTGAATGGGAAAATATTGAGTTTTATATTGATGCTGGTTCTGGTGGTGGTGGCATAAGCGCGATTGCGGATCAGCTTATGGAAGATTGGGTTGATGATAACGGTGTTAAACATAGGGGTATTATAGACCCAGAACATAAGGCATATGAAACTGCAAGAAAGAAATACACAAATGCTATGCCAATAGTACACTTAATTGACCCACAAGGATATAAAAAAATCATATATGATGCTTTAGCAAAAATGACAAAACTAAATCTTATAGAGTTTACTGATTATGATGGTAAAGAGTACATAATGGTTGAAGATAAAAAAGAAGGATATGTTACATACACTCTTTCTTTTGAAGAAAAACTTGCTTTAACTGAAATTAATTTGTTAAAAACGGAAACATCATATATGTGTAGATATGATACTCCTAATGGTGGTGTGCAGTATGATTTAGCAAAAGACAAAAAGAATAAGATGCATGATGATAGAGCGTATACTCTCGCTATGGGGGCATACGCTCTTGCTGTGTTGCGTAGAGAAGATTTGTTGCAGAAACCAAAGCAATCAAATAGAGATGTATCCTCTCTTACTGCTCTCGCAAGAAAACCTAAATTATACTCTCACTAAGAAAGGTGGTGATAAACATCGGAGAAAATACAAATAACAACGGAGCAATAAAAGAACAGTTTCAAGAAGATAAAAATAATGTGGAAAATTTTCTAAATGGGAAATCACCAACTTTCAACTTCAGTTCATTAAAGCGCATTATTTTGTCAGAACTTTCATACAAAGGTGCTTTCAAATATAATCGTATTTGTGGATTTACGCGAAAACAAATACTTAATATGTCTCAATATCCAGAACGATATGGAAAAAATATTGTAAGACTTTCTAGGTATATGTATTTAAAGAGTGGTTATTATAAAAGACTTATAGATTATTTTGCGAATAGTGCTATATTAAACTGGACTGTCGATTTAGAACCAAAAACGGTTAAAGCATATTTGCCAGATGAAAAGTTATCTAAACAAATAAGAATAAACTATTATAAATATGTTGCTCAGGTAAATAAGTTTAAACTTGAAAATCATATTACTGATATTATGCGTAGGCTATTTGTTGACGATGCTTGCTTTGCATATATAGTAGAAAATGATATTGAAACCTCTATATACTTTTTAGACCCAATGTATTGCGAAATAAAGAAAAATATTGGAGGAAATGTATTTGGATTTGCAGTCAATAGAAGTTTAATTGATAATAATATATACGAAACATTGCCATCTGAATTACAAGAGCTAATTGAGCAGTCTAAGGAAATTTCATTAAACAATATGGTCATGATCCCCTATGAAAATTCTTTATGTATTAAATATCATAATGATTTTACATATTTATATAGTCCTTTTCTGGGGCTTGTAACTGAAATATTAAATATAGATGATGCAAAAGATTTATCTAAGGCAAAATCTGAGTCTGATGCTTATAAATTGATATATCTTAAAATACCCACAAATGATGACGATCAGATTGCTATGGGTGATGAGATTATCATTGATTTTACTCGAATGGTTAAAGATGTAGTCCCAGAGACATATGGCGTAGTTCCAGTTCCAATGGATTTGGAACTGGTAGAATCAAAATCTACTGTTGCAGATGATGTAAATAAAGTTGAGCAGAATGTAGAGAACTATTATAGTGAGGCGGGAGTTTCGAAAGCACTTATCTCTTCTGCATCTAGTGGATCTGAATTGAAACTATCTATGAAAGTCGATTCATCGGACATATATAGAATATACAGACAATTAGAAGCCTGGGTTGATTTACAAATGAAATTGCGTAGCTATATATATCCAGATTATCAGTTTGCGTATAATATCATACCAACAACAATTTTTGATGTAAATGACAATATTGATTTACAGCTTAAATTGGCACAAGCATCTGTTGTAAACAAAACAAAACTCGCTGCTTCTAGCGGTATAAATCCAGCCAAGATGTTAGGGAATACTATATTAGAAACATCTATTTTGGGAGATATTTTTAATAGCTGGCAACCATTAAAATCTTCATATACTCAATCAGAAAGTGATTCCGATGAAGGCGGCAGACCAATGATGGACGAAACCGAAATCAGTAAAACCACAGATGTGCAAAGAGGTAACGATTCAAACAAAACAGATAATCGTATCTAAGGAGTTTATATTTTGGAATACTACTATGTTTATAATAGAAAACAAGCTTTGTTTTTCATACAAAATGGCGCAATACCTATTGATATAGGTGTTGGAAAACATCGTGATGTATATCATAAGTTTGTCAGAGATAATTTGGTAGAAAAACTCAATGATAAATGGAGAAATAATAAAGAGTAATAGTTCTGACTATTACTCTTTATTTATTTTGATTTGAAAACGATATGAAGGAGAAAATTTGATATGAAAACTACATATAATAGTTTGAGTAACGAAGATTTTTTACTACGACTACAAAAATATGACGATAGTATACCATTAGAGAAATATAAAGGTATTCATCATTATATGAGGTTCAAATGTAAAAATAATCATATATGGAAAGCACAACCAAATAATATTTTTCATGGTCAACACTGTCCTTACTGTTAGTAACAAAAAAATTTTGGTAGGGTTTAATGATGTTAATACAACCCATCCTAATATATCTAAATTATTTGTTAATGAGTATGACAAAATAACAAATAAAGCAACTTCTAATAATAAAGTAGAAATGAAATGCCCAAATTGTGGAAATGTATCTAATAAAATAATTAAAAATGTATATCTTAGAGGATTTTCTTGTTCATATTGTTCTGATGGTATAAGTTATCCAAATAAGTTTATTAGAAATCTATTTAAACAATTAAATGTTAATGCAGATTTTGAATGGAATCCAGACTGGTTAAAACCATATTATTATGATTGCCATTTTATTCATGATAATAAGGAATATGTTGTTGAAATGGATGGTTCGCTAGGACATGGGAACAAAAATTTTGATGGTTCTAATAATATTATTAATACAGATTATTTAAAAGATAATTTAGCCAAAAAGAAAGATATTGAAATAATTAGAATAGATTGCAATTATCCAAGGTTGCATAATCGCTTTGACCATATTGTAAGTAACATATTAAATAGTAAACTTTCAATTATTTTTGATTTAAGTACAATAAATTTCGAAGCATGTGGTGAATTTGCATTATCTTCTTTTGTGGTAGAATGCGCAAAATTATATGTTAAAGGATTTTCGTCTTTAGAAATACAAAATGAATTAAAATGTTGTGTGTCGTCTGTATATAATTGGTTAAATCAAGCAACAGAAATTGGACTCTGTAAATATTCTAAACTTGAAATGATTCAAAGGTCAAGAAAGAATATATGTAAACCAGTAATGCAATTTTCTCAAGATGATACATTTATAAAATTATATTATTCAATTCAAGAAGCACAAAACAAAACTGGTATTAATAGAGTTTCGATTTCAAATTGTTGTAGAAATATAAAGAAAACTGCTGGAGGTTTTAAGTGGAAATATTACGATCCAAGCCAACCAGATAAATCCAAAATCATAGCATAACCGTATTTGAGAAAGTTGGTGATATTATATATGGGTGAAGTATTGATTTTAGACCAAGTAAAAGCAGATACTCTTCTATCACTTGGTTTTAAATATACAAAAAGAAACATTGATAATAAAGAAGTATTCGTATTTATACAGACGAATGAACTCATGAAGGAACTGAACTCAAAGTTTGAGCAAGGTTCTTTTTTATTGAATTCTAACGTTTGTTTTTGATTTTTATAGGAAGGAGGAAATCAATAATTGAAGTTTAATAAAAATCAGACATTGGGATTTACTTCAAAGTTATCTAATTTTGAAATTGTCAATCAGGAATTTATTAGATGTAAATGTTATATGCTTGCCACTGGTGATAATGTGAATGGTTCTGATATTACATTAGAAGCAGTCCAAAAAGCTATGGCAAGAGGTGAATTTTATAACAAGCCTGTGATCGCCCATTTGTATCAAGATCCAGAAGATAATAATAAATGGAGAGTCGGCGGACATGATTCTAAGTGGATTATTACAAACACTTCATTTGATATTGTGAATGAATGTATCCCATTTGGATGTATACCTGAAAGTGCTAATTTACAGCTAGAAGAAGTTCTTGAGGCTGATGGCGAAACAATGAATACATATCTAACATGCCAGATTATCTTGTGGACTGGTCGGTATAACATTATGGATGCAGCTTATAGTGATGATATTTATTTTAACCAAAGTTGTGAGCTATCAATTAATGAGTATCATTACAAAAACAATGATGTTCTTTCCATAGATGATTTTACTTTTAGTGCGTTATGTTTACTAAATAAATCATCTGATAATTCAAAGAATGTTCGCCCTTGTTTTCCATCTTGTAGAGTTGAGAAAATGAAGGCTTTTTCTATTGATACAGATAAATTCAAACAGAACTTTGAACTGATGTT